ATGTACACTCCCTCTCTTCGAGTGAAGAACAACGGCGTACCGATTTTGAGCAAAGCCGAGATCGATGCCATCGGAGAGCGTTTCGTACAGGATTTTCAGCCGGAAGTCCTGACGAACCCCTCTCCCGTGGACATTGAGGGCTTTATTGAATTCTATCTCGGAATGACGCCGGATTATCAATATCTGTCCCACAATGGCGTGTACCTTGGGATGACTGTTTTTAACGACACCAATAAGGTGCCGGTTTTTGACCCTGCCACAAATCGGGCGGAGTACATCAGTGCCAAGGCCCGTACCGTCATCATCGACAACCGCCTTCTGGATGAGAGCCAACGGCATCGTTACCGCTTTACGCTCGGACATGAGGGTGGGCATGACATCTTCCATTCCGGCTATTTCTCGTATAACCCCGACCAGGTATCCATTTTTGACGATGAGCTCATCGCCCCCATGATACAGTGCCGGGTCGACAATGGCATGACAAATAAATCGGACACTCGCAAATGGGACGACCATGACTGGATGGAATGGCAGGCCAACCATCTGTCCGCTGCCGTTCTGATGCCGAAGTGTTCGGTGGATCTCGTGGTGCGGCCTTTCAGGGACAAGCTCAAGAACCCTGTATCTCGTGCCCTTTTGGTGGCAAATCTGTCCAACTGCTTCGATGTTTCCATCCAGGCGGCGACAAACAGGCTCAAAGACCTCGGTTACATCAAAACCAACGATACGACCGATTATTCCTACGCTTCTGCCATCATGGATTTTGCAGGCGTGGTCGGTTCTTGAGCGTCCATATCGAAAACTACAGCGGGTTTTACCGCCCGCTGTGTTTTTTTTACAGCAAGCGTTAGCAAGTTTGCTAACAAGGTAACATTAAGGAGGTGGTGCCTATGACTACAGCAAGAAAGGAGGACCCCGATGGTAGCGTACCGAGATTGTAAAGGACATCTCGTCTGCATGGCGGATGCCCAGACAGGGATCGTTGAGATCCATCACAAAGACCGTGCGGTAAGAATGACCGTGCCTGTGGGCGACAGCTTCACAGTAACACTGCGAGATACCGAAACGGTTATGACGCGAGTCAGCACAAGGGCTTTTCATGTAAAAAGCCATCCCCGTGCTGCGTAAGCACAAAAGAGAATAACAAGTCCGCAGAGCTGCAAGACGGCCAGGATTTAGCCTCCCCTTTATGGGGCGCGCTATGTCCCGGCCGTCTTTTGTTTTTCCCATAAACCCGAAAAACCTTATATACCCATTAGGGCAAGTAGCCCCACCAAATTTAATCTCAAAGCCTTGAGATGCGCATTAGAGGCGGCGGGATACATAGAGAACCGAAAACCCCACCAGGGATTTTTTGAACTCGATGTACCCACCGTGCTTTGCCATGCCTTCTTGTAGGTTCTGTCTGCCGGTGTTGTCCATCGTGACCACCGGCTCTTTTTGTGTCCCGACCGCTCAGTGCCGTCTCAAGCGGAAAGGACACATTATGAAAATCAAATACGCATTCTTGGACGGAACAGTGACGGAGGTCGAGGTTTCTGACGAAATCGGTGCCGTCATCATCGACAGCCGCAAGGCGGAGCACGCGCAGGACGAGCGTCATCGCTACCATTGCTACTCCTACGACGCCATCGACTACGAGAGCGAGGAGTACGGTGCTTGCGACGAATATGCCGTGGAGGATGATTCGGCAGAACAGACCGCTCGTATCCGAGAAGCCTTCTCACATTTGACTGCCACCCAGCAGCGCCGGCTTCGGCTTTACGCAAACGGCAAAACCCTGCGCGAGATTGCAGCCATCGAAGAGGCCAGTTTTCAGTCTGTTTCCGAGTCCATCGAGGCGGGCAGAAAAAAGTTTTTGAAAATTTTCCGCCAGACACCCTGACAAATCCCCGATTTTTCTGGGTACACCGGAAGGCAACAAAATACAAGCCTTCCGGAAAGGACGGTAACCCCGTATGAGACACAACTTGAATATCCGTGTTTCAGACAAGCCCAAAAACGGCGGTGTAGTCGCTTGCAGAACGGTCAGCATCCGCGAGAAGCTCTTCACCCTGCTTCTGGGACCCAAGCAGAAGGTCATGGTCGTGGTTCCCGGCAGCTCGGTCGAGTCCATTGCCATCACCGAAGTTCCGATGGGAGGTGACACACATGAGTAAGGTCAAGCTCCTGCTCGATGTGGTCGAGGATCTTCGCTCCCTGGCGGACAGCGTTCAGGCTGTGGCAGATGCCATGCTGCAGAATGAGCCGACTGTCGATGCAGATCCGAAGAAACCTACACCCGCTCCCCAAAAGGAACTGACGTTGGAAGAAGTCCGGGCAGTTCTCGGTGAAAAGAGCCGAGCCGGATTCACGGCCGAAATCCAAGCACTCCTTAAGAAGTACGGTGCTCCGAAGCTCTCCGGCATCGACCCCAAGCACTATGAGGCGCTGCTCAAAGATGTGGAGGTGCTGAAGGATGCCCCCTAATCGTCACGCAGTCCTCTCGGCATCTTCCTCCCACCGCTGGCTTCACTGCAATCCCTCCGCTCGATTGGAATCGGAGTTTGAGGACAGAGAAACGGAAGCCGCAGCCGAAGGCACAGCCGCTCATGCGCTGGCAGAACACAAGCTCCGCAAGGCGCTGAAGATGCGCTCCTCCCGCCCGGTCAGCAAGTACGACTCCGACGAGATGGAGATGTGCACGGACAGTTACCTGGAGTTCGTTCTGGAAGCCATTGAGGAAGCCCGGCAGGACTGCCCGGACCCCAAGGTGCTCATTGAGCAGCGGCTCGACTTCTCCTGCTATGTGCCGGATGGCTTCGGCACCGGCGACTGCCTTATCGTGGCGGACAAACTCCTCCACATTATCGATCTGAAGTACGGCCAGGGCGTGTTGGTGAATGCCGAGGAAAATCCGCAGATGATGCTGTATGCGCTCGGCGCACTCCGTATCTTCGATTGTCTCTACGACATTGAGACAGTTTCTATGACCATCTACCAGCCCCGCCGGGAGAATGTCAGCACCTGGGTCATTTCCGTTGCCGAGCTTCGGGATTGGGCAGAAAAGACACTGAAACCCAAGGCCGAGCTTGCCTTCAAAGGCGAAGGTGAATACTGCCCCGGAAGCTGGTGCCAATTCTGCAAGGCGGCGGTCAAGTGCCGAGCCAGAGCCGATGCCAAGCTCCAACTTGCCAAATACGAGTTTGCCCGGCCGCCTCTGCTTTCCGATGCGGAGATCGGCGACATTCTCAGCAAGCTGGAGGACCTTACCAAATGGGCAAATGAGCTCATGGCCTACGCCCAGGACGCAGCGGTCAACCACGGAAAACAGTGGCCCGGCTACAAGCTGGTGGAGAGCCGCACCAATCGCAAGTACACCGATGAGGATGCCGTTGTCGCTGCTGCCCGTGCGGCCGGGTATACCGACATCTTCAAGAAGTCCCTCATTCCCATCACCGAGATGGAGAAGCTCATGGGCAAAAAGACCTTTGCCGAGGTGCTCGGCGGTCTGGTCGTCAAGCCCAAAGGAAAGCCGACGCTCGTTCCCGCATCCGACCGGCGCCCGGCTATCATGTCCACGGGTGCAAAACAAGACTTTTCTGACTACAAAGGAGATTGATTTTTATGGCTAACAAGACGAATTCTACGAAGGTCGTGACCGGCGTTGTCCGCCTGTCTTACGCAAATGTGTGGGAGCCTGCCTCCATCAACGGCAGCACCCCCAAGTATTCCGTATCCCTCATCATCCCGAAATCCGACAAGCAGACCCTCGACGCCATCAACGCCGCTGTGGATGCGGCAATCAAGGACGGAGCCGCCAAGTTCGGCGGGAAGATTCCCAACAAGGCAGCTCTGAAACTGCCCATCCGTGACGGCGATACCGAGCGGGATGACGAAGCCTACAAGAACAGCTTCTTCGTGAACGCCAACAGCACCACCGCTCCTCAGATTGTGGACCGCAGCGTTCAGCCCATCCTTGATCGTTCCGAGGTGTATTCCGGCTGCTACGCCAGAGTGTCCGTTAACTTCTACGCCTTCAATTCCAACGGCAATCGCGGCATTGCCTGTGGTCTTGGCAACATCCAGAAGGTTCGTGACGGTGAGCCTCTCGGCGGCAAGTCCTCTGCGGCTGACGATTTCGCCACCGACCTGGATGACGATTTCCTGTCCTGAGAAAGGATTGGTGAACAGCTATGACAGAGATTCAGAGAATGATGCTCGCCGTCTGCTTTGGCGGCATGGTCGGTCTTATCCTTGCAGACATCGGCATCCTTGTCCGGGAGCTTTTACTCCACATCCGGGATAAACGCCGCAAGCGTAAGGAAGAAAAAGCAGCCCAGCAGAAGAGCAAGTAACCGAGGGTGGGCGGCAGAGTTCACAGCTTTGCCGCCCTTTCCCCGCAACAGGAGGAACCATGAAAAATCTAAGTATCGATATTGAGACATTCTCCTCCGAGAACCTCACCAAATGCGGCGTGTACCGCTATGCCGAAGCCCCAGACTTTGAGGTGCTGCTCTTCGGCTACTCCGCAGACGGTGCACCGGTGCAGGTCGTGGATCTGACTGCCGGAGAAACGCTTCCTGCCGATGTCCGCTCTGCGCTGACCGACCCTGCCGTGAGCAAATGGGCGTTCAACGCACAGTTTGAGCGTGTGTGTCTGTCCCGCTATCTTGGATACCCAACCGGACAATATCTCGACCCGTCCTCCTGGCACTGCACGATGGTCTGGGCGGCAACGCTGGGTCTGCCGCTTTCGCTGGAAGGCGTCGGTGCCGTGCTGGGTCTGGAAAAGCAGAAGCTCAAAGAAGGCAAAGACCTCATCCGGTATTTCTGCACTCCGGCAAAAGCAAGAGACGGTTCGCCCATTCGACATTATCCGACAGATGCGCTGGAGAAATGGTCGCTTTTCAAAGCCTACAACCTTCGGGATGTGGAAACGGAAATGTCCATTCAGCAGAAGCTCTCCAAGTTCCCGGTCACGGAGTCGGAGTGGCGTAACTACACCCTCGACCAGCAGATCAATGACCGGGGCATCATGCTCGACCGCACCCTCGTCACCCAGGCGATTCGCTGCGATGAACGCTTCAAGCGGACGCACATGGAGCAGGCCCGCTCGGTGACCGGCTTGGATAACCCCAACAGTCCGGTGCAGCTCAAGGCGTGGCTTGCCGAAAAAGGCGTGGAGGCAGATTCACTCTCCAAAGCCGCCGTGGCAGATATGCTCGAAAAAGCGGACGGTGAAGTGGAGCTGGCGCTCTCCCTGCGGCAGGAGCTTGCCAAGAGCAGCGTCAAGAAATACACCGCCATGCAGACGGTGGTCGGCTCGGATGACCGGGCCAGAGGGCTTATCCAGTTTTATGGTGCTAACCGCACCGGCCGCTATGCCGGTCGGCTCATCCAGGTGCAGAACCTACCGCAGAACCATCTGCCGGATCTGGATATCGCACGTGCACTGGTTCGCAGCGGCAATACGGATGCCGTGGAAATGCTCTATGGCTCCGTGCCGCTGGTACTGTCCGAGCTTATCCGCACCGCTTTTGTGCCGAAACCCGGCTGCCGTTTTTATGTGGCAGACTTCTCCGCCATCGAGGCGAGAGTCATCGCGTGGATCGCCGGAGAGCATTGGCGGCAGGATGTTTTTGCAAACGGTGGCGACATTTACTGCGCTTCCGCTTCGCAGATGTTCCATGTCCCCGTGGAAAAGCACGGTGTGAATGGTCATCTGCGGCAGAAAGGCAAAATTGCCGAGCTGGCTCTGGGCTACGGCGGCTCTGTGGGTGCGCTGAAAGCAATGGGCGCACTGAACTACGGTCTGCAGGAAGAGGAACTGAAACCGCTGGTGGATGCCTGGCGTCTGTCCAACCCCCATATTACAAAGTTCTGGTGGGATGTGGACAAAGCAGCTTCTACCTGCGTCCGAGAGCGAACTGCCACAGAAACACACGGCATTCGCTTCTATTATCAGAGCGGCATGATGTTCGTTGTGCTGCCTTCCGGCAGACGGCTGGTGTATGTGAAGCCGAAAATGGATCTGAACCGCTTCGGCAATGAGTCCGTGACCTATGAAGGTGTCGGCGAACAGAAAAAGTGGCTGCGGCTGGAAAGCTACGGACCCAAGTTCGTGGAGAACATCGTCCAGGCAACAGCAAGGGACATTCTTGCGGAAGCTATGCTCCGGCTGAATGCTGTCGGGTACCGCATCGTCATGCACGTCCACGATGAAGTGGTCATCGAAGCGCCGCCGGATACTTCTTTGGAGAATATCTGCTCCGTCATGGGGCAAACGCCCACTTGGGCATCGGGGCTTCTGCTTCGGGCAGACGGCTATGTCTGCGATTTTTATAAGAAAGACTGAGGTGACCCAAATGGGAGTCAATAAATTTAATTGCGAGGGGTATTACGACCCCACTGCCTACGAGGCACTGACAAAGATCGAGCAGGAAGCCAAGGCACTTCGAGCCTTCCGTCCTGTGGTGTATATCTGCTCTCCGCTGGCCGGGGATATGTTGAAGAACCAGGAGAACGCCCGTACTTACTGCCGCTTCGCCGTGGAAGCCGGGTGCGTACCCATCGCACCGCACATCTATTTCACCCAATTCATGAATGACAACGACCGCAGGGAGCGTGACTTGGCACTGTTCATGGACATCGTCCTACTCTCCAAATGTGCCGAGCTGTGGGTATTCGGAGAGAAAATCACCAGCGGCATGAGCATCGAGATCGAGAAAGCAAAACGAAAAGGTCAGCTTATCCGTTACTTTACCGAAAACTGTGAGGAGGTACACAGATGAAGATCGCAGTCGGCAATAGCCGCATGGATAAAAAGTGGAAGAACCAGGACATCTCCTGGGCGGATCTCTGCGCCCGCTGCGGCAGCACCATCCGCACCACGGAAACGGTCGAAGAATACCGCAAGCTGAAAAAGGGTCAGCAGGACGGCATCAAGGATGTGGGCGGTTTTGTCGGAGGGCATCTCCGGGAAGGTCGCCGCAAAAACGGCATGGTGCTGTGCCGCTCTCTGCTTACCTTGGATATGGACTATGGCACCCCGGATATCTGGGATGAAATTACGCTGTTCCACGATTTCAAGTGCTGCGTCTATTCCACCCATAAACACACGCCGGAGCATCCCCGCCTTCGTTTGCTCATTCCGCTGAAACGGGAGATCAGCGAGGAGGAATATCCGGCAGTCGCCCGCATGGTGGCAAAGGAGATCGGCATTGACCTCTTTGACGATACCACCTACGAACCATCCCGCCTCATGTACTGGCCTTCCACTTCCGCCAACGGCGAGTTTTTCTACAAGGTGCAGGACGGCGCAGAGCTTGACCCGGATGAATACCTTTCTCGTTACGACGATTGGCACGATGCCTCCACCTGGCCCGTATCCAGCCGCCAGTCCGAGGTGGTGCAGCACAGCATTGCCCAGCAAGCCGACCCGCTGACAAAGCCGGGTGTGGTGGGTGCTTTCTGCCGTGCCTATACCGTGGAGGAAGCCATCGATGCCTTTCTCTCGGAAGTGTATGCGCCGTCTGCGATGAACGGTCGTTACGACTATATCCCCGCCGATTCGTCTGCCGGTGTCATCGTCTACGATGGCAAATTCGCATACAGCCACCATGCCACCGACCCGGTCTGCGGTCGGCTGCTGAACGCTTTTGACCTGGTGCGCCTGCACCGCTTCCGTGACCTGGACGATAAGTGCGCCCCGGATACCGCACCCGGCAAACTGCCGTCCTTCCAAGCAATGTCGGATTTTGTCCTCAAGGACGAGAAAGTCAAAGCGGTCTTTGCCGAGGAGCGCAAAGCCCAGGCAAGCGAGGAGTTCTCCGACGAGGACTGGCAGAAAGCCTTAGAGCTGGACAAGGCCGGCAAGGTAAAAAACACGCTGCAGAACCTCACCGTGATCCTCATGAACGACCCGCTTCTGAAACCGCTGGTGTTCAATCAGCTTCTGGACGGCATGGAGATCAAGGGCGATGTGCCTTGGCGGCATCCCTCGAAATTCTGGCGGGATGCAGACGATGCCCAGCTCATCAGCTATGTGGATTCCCACTACGGCACCTTTTCTGCAAGAAACTATGACATCGCCGTGGCGAAGGTCACGGACGACCGCTCCTACCATCCCATTCGGGAGTTCATTGAAAATCTGCCGGAGTGGGACAAGGTTCACCGTGTGGACACGCTGCTCATCGACTACCTCGGTGCCGACGACAACGAATATGTCCGTGCCGTCACCCGGAAAACGCTCTGCGCCGCCATCAAGCGGGTGCTGTATCCCGGCTGCAAATTTGACTCCATGCTTGTGCTGAACGGTCCCCAGGGTGTCGGTAAAAGCACCCTTATCGCCAAACTGGCCGGAGAGTGGTTTTCGGACAGTCTGAACCTGGGTGACACCAAGGACAAGACCGCTGCCGAGAAGCTGCAGGGGTACTGGATCTTGGAGATCGGCGAACTGGCAGGTCTGAAGAAGGCCGAGGTGGAAACGCTGCGTTCCTTCCTCTCCCGTCAGAACGACATTTACCGTGCGGCATTCGGCAAACGGGCGACGCCGCATCTGCGCCAGTGCGTGTTCTTCGGCACCACCAACGCCGAGTCCGGCTATCTGCGGGACACCACCGGAAACCGCCGCTTCTGGCCGGTCAAGACGCCTGGTACGGGCATCAAGCACTCCTGGGATCTGACCCCGGAGCTGATCTGCCAGATCTGGGCGGAAACGCTGGTGTATGTGAAGCAGGGCGAGAAGCTCTATCTGAGTGCCGAGTTGGAAGCACTGTCCAAGGCTGAACAGCGGGAGGCGATGGAGTCCGACGAGCGTGAAGGGCTTGTCCGGCTGTATCTCGACACGCTGCTCCCGGAGGATTGGGACGGCATGGACATCTTCGAGCGCCGCAACTTCCTCACAGGCAGCGACTTCGGCGATACCCAAAAGCACGGTACAGTCAAGCGCACCCAGGTGTCCAACATGGAGATCTGGTGCGAGTGCTTCGGCAAGGAACGTGCCAATATCCGCAGAACGGACAGCAACGAGCTGACCGCCATCCTTGCCCGTCTTGGCTGGAAGCGGCTGGACAGCAAGGTGCGTATCCCGCTCTACGGTCCGCAGTACGTCTTTGTTCCCAAGGAGTGTTCCTAATGAAAATGACTGTACCCGACATTCTTCGGAACAGGTTCCGGGGAGAAGCATACCCGCTCGGCACATTTATGGGAACACCTCATGGGAACGGCGGCGGCCCCATAAGTACCAAAGAAAACAGGCGGTCTTGTTCCTGTGTTCCTAACCTTTCTTATATATCGAAAGAAGAAGGAATAAAGAGCAACAAGCACGCAATACCCGCATTTGCGCACGTAAAGGACTTTTCGGGTTTTGAGAACACAGGAGGTCATTATGCGTGAGAAAACGATAGAAGCAAAGCTGGTGCAGGCTGCACGCACAAAAGGCGGTCTTGCACTGAAGTTTACAAGCCCCGGCCTTGATGGAGTACCGGACCGTCTGGTACTCCTGCCCGGTGGCAGAATCGCCTTCATTGAGTTGAAAGCACCGGGCAAAACACTTCGCCCTCTGCAAGTAAGGCGAAAAAGGCAGTTAGAAGCACTCGGCTTTTCGGTGTACTGCATCGATAGCCCCGAACAGATTGGAGGGATACTAAGTGAAATACAAGGCGCATGACTACCAGGCGTATGCCACGAACTTCATCCTGGAGCATCCAATCTCCGCTGTATTCCTCGACATGGGTCTTGGTAAGAGCATCATCACGCTTTCCGCCATCTTCGACCTTTGCCTCGACAGTTTTCTGGTTCGCAAGGTGCTGGTCATCGCTCCGCTGCGTGTCGCCAGAGATACATGGCCTGCGGAAATCCACAAGTGGGATCATCTGCATGGGCTGACCTACTCGGTGGCTGTCGGTACAGAAGCAGAGCGCAAGGCGGCACTCCGGCAGCGGGTCAGCGTGTACATCATCAACCGGGAGAATGTCCAGTGGCTCATTGAGGAGAGCGGCATCCCTTTCGACTACGACATGGTGGTCATCGATGAGCTGTCCTCCTTCAAGAGCTATCAGGCAAAGCGGTTCAGAACTCTTCTGAAAGTCCGTCCCGGCATCAAGCGCATCGTGGGCCTGACCGGCACGCCAAGCAGCAACGGTCTTATGGATCTGTGGGCGGAGTTTCGCATCCTCGATATGGGCAAGCGGCTCGGTCGGTTCATCACCCATTACCGCAACACCTTCTTCCGCCCGGACAAGCGCAACGGACAGGTGGTGTTCAGCTACAAGCCGCTGCCCGGTGCGGAGGAACAGATCTACGATGCCATCTCCGACATCACCATCTCCATGAAAGCCGTCGACCATTTGGATATGCCGGAGTGCGTTCATAATGACGCCATTGTGACGCTATCCGAAACAGAGTGCAAAGCCTACGATGCCATGAAACAAGACCTGGTTATCTCGCTGAAAGGCGAAGAAATCGATGCCGGGAACGCCGCAGCACTTGCGAATAAGCTCTCCCAGATGGCAAACGGCGCAGTCTACGGAGAGGACAAGCGTGTGTTTCAGATACACGACCGCAAGCTGGATATGCTGGAGGATCTCATCGAAGCCGCAAATGGGAAACCCGTCCTTGTGGCGTACTGGTTCAAGCACGACCTGGAACGCATCTCCGAACGGCTGCACAAACGGCACATCCCATTCAGCCTGCTGGACGATTCCGACAGCATCCGCAGATGGAACAGCGGTGAGCTTCCTGTAGCACTCATCCATCCGGCGTCAGCCGGTCATGGGCTGAACCTGCAGGCAGGCGGCTCGACCCTCATCTGGTTTGGGCTGACCTGGTCGCTGGAGCTTTACCAGCAGACCAACGCCCGACTGTGGCGACAGGGACAGACCGCAGATACCGTGGTCATTCACCACATTATTGCCAAAGACACCATCGACGAGCGCATCATGACTGCGCTCCGTAAAAAAGAAAAGACCCAGACCGCACTCATCGATGCGGTCAAGGCCAACTTGGAGGGATGAGAATGGAAACCTGTTATACGAACCTCGCAAACGCTATTATTCTGGCGGCAGCGAAAGACCATCGCCGTGCGCTGCGCCGTTTGAAGAAATACCCCTGGGACAAAGATGCCGAATCCGTCAGAAAGGATTGTGAGCGGTTTTTCCGCTCCGGCTGGTTTCAGACGCTAACTTCTCTGGACGGTGAGGTGCTGATCGAAAAACTCCACTGGGAGGTGTACGGCGTATGACGGCAAAGGAATATCTCAGTCAGGCATACCGCCTCGACCAGCGTATCGATTCCAACATTGCGGAGATCACCCGCCTGCGGGAAATGGCCTGCGGTATCTCCTCTCCGTCCTGGGAGGAGAAAGTGCAGACCTCTCGCAACACGGATGCTCCATTCGTGCGGTGCCTGGAAAAGATCATGGATCTTGAAAAAGTGGTCAACAGTGAGATTGACACCCTCGTTGACTTGAAACGGCAGATCCGCACGACTGTGGACACCGTTGCCAATGTCAACGAGCGCATGGTTCTCCGCTACCGCTACATCCACAACATGACCTGGGAGCAGATTGGCGGAGAACTGAACGCAGACGAAAGCACCATCCGCAGATGGCACAAGGCGGCGCTTTCGGCGGTAGTTGTACCCGATGACCCGATTCGGATCTGAAAGACGCCGGAAATACCCGCCTTTGTCGGTAGATGCCCACCTCGACATTATGATATGATATAATCAGCGAAAAAGAATCGAGGACAGCCTCATGGGAGCAATCCCGTGGGGCTTTTCTTATGCCCGAAGGAGGTGAGCAAATGCCCAAGCGACCACTCAGACCCTGCTCTCATCCCGGCTGCCCCAACCTCTGTGAAGGACAGTTTTGTGAACAGCACCGTGTAGAGGAACGCCGCAGGTACGACAAATACGAGCGCAGCTCCGATGTTAACCGCAAGTACGGCAGAGCATGGAAACGCATCCGTGACCGCTATGCGGCGGAGCATCCCCTCTGTGAGATGTGCCTCAAGGAAGGTCGGCTGACTCCGGTACAGGAAGTTCACCACATCCTGCCCGTTTCCAAAGGCGGCACTCACGCAAGGGACAATCTGATGAGCCTCTGTCAGTCCTGCCACACCAAGATCCACCACGACCTCGGCGACCGGTAGGGGGATGAAAATCTCCGGGACCTTTTCGGTCGGGCAACGGCCCGGGGTCACGTGTGCGAAAAAGGCGAAATCAAAAGGGTAATTAAGGGAGGTGAACTCGGATGCCCACAAAATCGAATAACACAGGCGGGCGCGGCGGTGCAAGACCCGGTGCGGGAAGGAAGAAATCCGCAGTCAAGGACAAAGCCGAAAACGGGAATCCCGGCGGCAGAAAACTTGAAGTGCTGGATATTCCCGAAGTCGAGGGTGTTGAAATGCCAAGGCCCCATGATTTTCTTTCCGCCGAGCAGCGCGACGGCAGCGTCCTGCAGGCGCAGGAAATCTACACAGAAACCTGGCAGTGGCTCAAAGGCATCGGCTGTGCCGCAAAGGTGTCGCCGCAACTCTTGGAGCGCTACGCCATGTGTTCCGCCCGTTGGGTGCAGTGCGAGGAAATGACCAACCGCATGGGTTTCCTCTCCAAGCACCCCACCACGGGAAAGCCGATCCCGTCCCCGTTTATCAATATCGGTATCAACTACATGAACCAGGCGGTTCGGCTCTGGAATGAGATATTCCAGATCGTGAAGGAAAACTGCAGCACGGAATACGGCGAGTCTACGCCGCAGGACGACCTTATGGAACGCCTGCTCCGTGCGAGAAAGGGGTAACACCATGTTTGAAAAAGTAAATCCGTGCCACCCGGATAAGGTGGCAGACAGAATTGCCGGTGCGCTCGTTGATCTGGCATACAAGAAAGCAGGAAATCCCCGCATTGCCGTGGAAGTCCTCATCGGTCACGGTGTGTGCCACATCATTGCGGAGGCTTCGGTGAGTATTCCGATAGAGGAAATCACCGCTGCCGTTCACCGCATTGCTGGAAACCTCGCTGTGGACTATGTGGAAGTGCCGCAGGACGGTCACCTCGCCGACAACCAGGCAGACGGTGTCCGCTGCGGTGACAACGGCATCTTCAAAGGAATGCCCGTGACCGAGGAGCAGAAAAAGCTGTCGAAGATTGCACGGGACATTTTCGCCGTGTATCCCTATGATGGGAAGTACATTCTGGACGGTGACCGGCTCATTCTCTGTCAGAGCAATGCCGAGACACAGCATCTGCGCGAGATTTATCCCGATGCGGAGATCAACCCGCTCGGCGACTGGACGGGCGGCACCGATGTGGACACCGGCGCAACCAACCGCAAGCTCGGCTCGGATATGGCTGACTCGGTGACGGGCGGCGGTCTGCACGGCAAGGATCTGTCCAAGGCAGATGTGTCTGTCAACATCTATGCTTTTCTCAAAGCCCAGGAAACCGGCAAGCCCGTAACGCTCTGCTGCGCCATCGGGGACGATACCGTGGACGGCAGACCCTATGCTGAAATCGTGGAGATCGCCCGGAAATACATTTCCGACCTTGGTGGCTTCGAGAAGTTTGCGGAATGGGGGCTTGTGTAATGAAAACGACTACCGAAATGAAGCTTGTTCCTGTTACGAAACTCGTTCCCTATGTGAACAACGCCCGGACACACAGCCCGGAGCAGATCAATAAGCTCCGCTCATCGCTCCGTGAGTTCGGCTTCATCAATCCCGTTATCATTGACCGTGACTATGGCGTGATTGCCGGTCACGGTCGTATTCTTGCCGCCAAGGAGGAAGGCATCACCGAGGTGCCGTGCGTCTTTGCCGACCACCTCACCGAAGCCCAGAAGAAAGCTTACATTATTGCCGACAACCGCATGGCGATGGATGCGGGCTGGGATGAAGAACTTCTGCGTGTGGAGATTGAGTCTTTGCAGGCGGCAGATTTTGACCCGCTTCTCACCGGCTTTGACGAAAAGGAGCTGTCGAAGCTCTTTGACGATGGCATTGAAGCCGAAGAGGATAATTTTGATGTGGATGCCGAGCTGCAAAAGCCTACCTTCACGAAGCCCGGCGACATCTGGACGCTGGGGCGGCATCGGCTCATCTGCGGCGACAGTACCAAGGAGGAAACCTACACCGCTCTCATGGACGGCCGCAAAGCAAACCTCGTCATCACCGACCCGCCCTACAATGTGGACTACGAGGGAAGCGCCGGAAAAATCAAGAACGACAACATGGCATCGGAGAAGTTTTTGGACTTCCTCTTCGATGCCTTTTCCAATATGGAGAAGGTCATGGCGGACGATGCCTCCATCTATGTGTTCCACGCCGACACTGAGGGGCTGAACTTCCGAAAGGCTTTTGACGCTGCTGGGTTCTATCTCTCCGGCTGCTGTATCTGGAAGAAGCAGTCCCTCGTGCTGGGACGCTCCCCGTACCAGTGGCAGCACGAGCCGTGCCTCTTCGGCTGGAAGAAGACAGGCAAGCACCAGTGGTACACTGGGCGCAAAGAGTCCACCATCTGGGAGTTCGACAAGCCCAAGAAAAACGGCGACCATCCTACCATGAAGCCGATCCCGCTTCTGGCTTATCCCATTCAGAACAGCTCTATGGCAAACTCCGTGGTGCTCGACCCCTTCGGCGGCTCCGGTTCTACGCTCATTGCCTGTGAGCAGACCGACCGCATCTGCTATACCATCGAACTGGATGAGAAGTTCTGCGACGTCATCGTAAAACGGTACATCGAGCAGGTCGGCTCGGATGAAAAGGTCAGCGTTCTGCGGGATGGGAAAGTACTGCCCTTCACTGAGGTGGCAAATACCGCACCGGAGGTGTGAGCGTGAAAGAGCAATATCACCTTGTTTCCTTTTCCGGCGGCAAGGACTCAACCGCCATGCTTCTTGGGATGCTGGAGCGCGACATGAAAATTGACTGCATTCTTTTCTGTGATACAGGGCTTGAATTTCCTGCTATGTATGATCATATCGCAAAGGTTGAAAAGGACATCGGTCGGAAAATTACCAGCGTCAGAGCCGAGCATACCTATGAGGAACTCATGTTTGATGTTCCGGTACGGCGTAGTGCAGATTCGCCTGTCGTCCGGCAATACGGAGTGCAATTGAATGGCTACGGATGGCCTGGCCCTCGGCAGCGGTGGTGTACCACACGGCTCAAGGCGATGCCGCGAGAGCGTTTTCTGAGGGAACTGCGGAAACAGTATGAGGTCATTGAATATGTCGGCATTGCCGCCGATGAGCAATATCGCCTGGAACGAGCGAACAATCAGAATCCCAACCACCGACACCCGTTGGTAGATTGGGGCTGGACGGAGCGCGACTGCCTGCGGTACTGCTATGAGCGTGGATATGATTGGGATGGCCTGTATGAGCATTTCAAGCGCGTGTCCTGCTGGTGCTGTCCGCTGCAATCGTTGACGGAGCTGCGGGAGCTGCATCAGCACTTTCCAGGGCTTTGGGAGCAACTGAAAACATGGGATAAACGAACCTGGCGAAACTTCCGTGCCGACTACAGCGTGGAGGATTTGGAGGTTCGTTTTTTGCTGGAGCGCGAGTGGACGGCTGCCGGAAAGTCTATCCGAAGCAGAGCGTTCTACACTGCGCTGAGAGAACGATTGGAGGCATCCAGATGAAAACTGAAAAGCCTTTGACCCTCGGAAGCCTGTTTGACGGCTCCGGGGGTTTTCCCTTGGGTGGGCTGCTTGCGGGTATCACTCCTGTGTGGGCATCGGAAATTGAGCCGTTTCCCATTCGAGTGACCACCAAGCGTCTGCCTTTTATAAAGCACTACGGAAACATCTCCGCTATGGACGGCGGCAGGATCGAACCCGTGGACATCATCACCTTCGGCTCACCGTGCCAGGACATGAGCGTGGCAGGCCGAAGAGACGGCTTGGACGGAAAGCGTTCCAGCCTTTTCTACGAAGCCGTCCGAATTATAAAAGAAATGAGGTGTGCCACAGGTGGCAGATATCCAAGATACATCGTATGGGAGAACGTCCCCGGTGCCTTCTCCTCGAACAAGGGCGAGGACTTCAAAGCCGTCCTCGAAGCGGTCATCGGTATCGCCGAGCCGAACGCCGAGGTGCCTATGCCTGAAAAAGCACGATGGCCCTATGCCGACCTTTACATGGGAGACGGATGGAGCGTTGCGTACCGAACTCTTGACGCACAATACTGGGGAGTTCCCCAGCGAAGACGCCGCATCTACCTTGTCGCAGATCTTGCAGGCGGAGGTTCCGGAAAAATACTATTTGAGTCAGAGGGCTTGTCTGGGTATTCTGCGGAGGGCTTCCGCTCGTGGCAAAGAGCTGCCGGAAGTTTTACGCCTTGCGCTGGAGCGACAGGCTATGACGGATACAACGGCAGTCTGACAGATGACACTTCCGCCACCCTCGGTGTGAACTGCGGAATGTCTACCGGTCGCAACGGCATCGTGCTGAACGACCAAGGCGGCAACCGCATGGACATCACAGAGGAAGTTACCTCCACGCTCCGAGCAGAAGCGCATCATCCGCCCTGCGTCATGGAATCGGCAGGCTTCTGCACCGAGCATTCCGCCAAAAGCCGCACCATCGGCTATGAGAAGGAATGCTCACCCACGCTCCGAGCAGGTGTTGTTCCTGCGGCTGTCGCACTGGAAAACCATCCGACCGACAGCAGGGTCAAACTTTCCGAGAATGGCAATGTGCAGACGCTGACCTCCCGCATGGGTACGGGCGGCAACAATGTACCGCTTGTCATGAAAATACGCTCCGGTTGCAATGGTGGCGGCAAGGGCGCGCTCATTCAGGAAAACAAATCCGCAACCCTGTCCTGCAACAACGACCAGACGCTGTTCGAGCCTTGTGGCTGGGACGGCGGACAGGTTTCACCAACCCTCACCAAACAGAATGCAGGCGGAAATCAGCGGATGCCGGACAAGGACAATTTTACCTGCGTCCTTCAGCCTTTCGGGATCTCCTCCAAGGACTCCAATGCCATGAAGTCGGATAATCCCCACAGCGGCATCTACGAAGCGGAAACCGCACGGACACTGGACGGCAACGGCGGTAACCCCTCCTGCAATCAGGGCGGCATTGCCGTTGTTGCTTTCACGCAAAATCAGCGTGATGAAGTTCGTGACCTGGGCGACCGCTCCGCTGTGGTGTGCGCCAATGCCGGAACAAAGCAGCAGACCTTTGTACTGCAAGGCTCCATGATCGGCCGTGAGGACAAGAACGGCCCCCAGGGCGACGGCATCAACGAGGATGTCAGCTTCACCTTAAATACCGTTGACCGCCATGCCGTGTACAGCATGACAACGGGCAGCTTCACCCAGGTTTCCAAGGAAAAAGCACCGACCGTCCTTGCACGGGATTACAAAGACCCGACCGCTGTCTGCTACGGCATTGGCAGGGACACCTTCAACCAGGGGCAGAACGCCAAGTTCGCTCCGACCTTTGAGAAAGAGCTTCAGCCGACACTGGTAGCCAAAGGGCCGGGCGCTATCCAAAGCGGATACACCGTCCGGCGTTTGACACCCACCGAGTGCGCACGGCTTCAGGGCTTCCCGGACAACTGGTGCGCCGACCTCGGCACGGAAAAACCGACCGATGAGGAAATGTACTTCTGGCATAAGGTGTTCAAGACCTACTCCGAAGTGACCGGCTGCAAAATGAAATCCGACAAGCAGGTTGCAAAATGGCTGAAAGACCCGTATTCCGACAGTGCGGAATATAAGATGTGGGGCAACGGCGTGGCACTTCCGTGCGTATGGTTTGTGCTCTGCGGAATTGTGTGGTATGCACAGTCAGGCGGCGATAATGTGCCGATATAATCTACACCGGAAATGTGCAGATATAGCTGGATAAGTGCCCACCCTGACGGTAATATGTGACTACCAAAAATCAAGGAGGTCACGAAAATGACGATTACAATCCATGCCCAGGGTGCGGAGCGCAAGCGACTGGTGCAGACCATCTCCGACTGGCTCGGTGTCCCCGCAAAGTACTGCGGTGCGCCCACATTCAACTATGAGGTGGATTACTTCACCATTGACCGAAACGGCAGCCTTTCCTTTGACGACCGTGCCGACAGCGAGGTCATTGAAAGATTGCTGCAGCACATCTACGATGAGGGCTTTGACATCGACCAGAGCCACACTGATGACGAGGACGAGCCTTGCGCCGTCTGCATTTCCATGCCGAGGAGCCTGTTCACAGACAGCAACCTGGAAAACCTCAAAGCACTCATTGCCGCCAAGGGCAGCCTTATCAAGAAAGCCCTCGGAGTCGCTGACCTGCCACTGGAAATCACGGACACGAAGGTATCCTTCCCTTGGTTCCCGGCGACTCCCGCCCCGGATGAGATGAACGCCTACGACACCTTTATCTGCAAGCTGTGCGAGATGGCACGGAATCAGAAACGGATCAACGCAACAGAAAAGCCGACCGACAATGAGAAATATGCATTCCGATGCTTCCTGCTTCGCTTGGGTTTTATCGGCGCGGAATACAAAACCGCGCGGAAAATACTGCTGAAGAACCTGTCCGGCTCCTCGGCATTCAGGAACGGAGGTGCGCAGCATGAGATTTCCGAGTAAAGAAACGGTCGAGCGTATCCGTAAGGAATACCCAGTCGGCATCCGTGTGGAGCTTGTTCAGATGGATGACCCACAGGCACCGCCTGTCGGCACGAAAGGCACCGTGCGAGGTGTGGATGACATCGGCAGCATCATGGTTGCGTGGGATAACGGCTGCGGTCTGAGCGTGGCTTACAGCGAGGACATCTGCCGTAAACTGCTGTAATATACACAGTTTTCAGACCACAAGATCGTGTAGTTTATGACTCAGATATAACTGGATATAGTGTGCTTTCAGAGGTAATATGTGACTACCGAAAGGGAAAACAAAGCAAAACGGAGGGCACAAAAATGAGCCAGAGAACAGAAAACCAGGTCGCCGAAATGAAAAAGCAGACCATCGGGGTCGAGGTCGAGATGAACAGCATTACAAGGTCGGCCGCCGCAAAGCTCGCCGCCGACTTCTTCGGCACAGGCAGATACGAGGACACCGCAAGACGCAACGGGTACTGCACCTGGTCAGCCTGGGACGAGAGCGGACGGGAATGGAAATTCCAGAAGGACGTCAGCATCGCGGGCCCGGACAGCGAGAAATGCGAGATGGTCACGCCGATCCTGACCTACGCCGACATGGAGGCCCTGCAGGAGCTGGTTCGCCGCCTGCGCAGAGCCGGAGCCAAGAGCGATGCCACAAGAGGCTGCGGTGTTCACATCCACATCGGTGCCAAGGGGCACACGCCCCAAACACTGCGAAACCTCGCCAACATCATGGCAAGCCACGAAGACCTCCTGGCAAGCGCACTGAACCTCGACAGAGGCCGCATCAGCCGCTACTGCCGCACGGTTGACCCCAGATTCCTGGAACGGCTGAACAACAGAAAACCCACCACCATGGCGGCCTTGGCTGATATTTGGTACGGCAGCCAGAACGCCGACTACGGCAGAAGCCAGCACTACAACGACAGCCGCTACCATATGCTGAACCTCCACGCCACCTTCACCAAGGGAACGGTCGAGTTCCGGCTCTTCCAGTTCGATGCTCCGGCAGACGGCAAGCAGAACGGACTCCACGCTGGACAGCTCAAGAGTTACATTCAGCTCTGCCTCGCCCTGAGCCAGATGGCAAAGACAGTCAGAACCGCAAGCCCCAAGCCCCAGCAGAACGAGAACCCCAAATACGCAATGCGCACTTGGCTCCTTCGCCTCGGCTTTATTGGCGACGAGTTCAAGACCGCAAGAGAGCTCCTCACAAAGCGCCTGAATGGAGATGCAGCCTTCCGCAGTGGCAGAGCAGCCGCTTGAAGGACGCAGCCCAGAGGCCCCGAACCCGCTGATGGCGGGCTTTCGGTGGTAGAAGGCAACTTCGGAAAGGAGTATTTTTTATGGGAAAACGCTATTACATCGCCTACGGCAGCAACCTCAATATCCGCCAGATGTGGATGCGCTGCCCGTCGGCACGGATCATCGGCACATCAAAGCTCAATGACTATGAACTGCTTTTCAAGGGCAGCAAAACAGGCTCTTACCTTACGGTGGAAAAGAAGTCCGGCGTCTCAGTTCCTGTTGCTGTATGGGAAGTCACCGCAGAGGATGAAAAAGCCCTGGACCGTTACGAGGGCTTCCCGAACTTCTATTACAAGAAGGAGTTGACCCTACCAATCAAGGGTATCCGCACGGGCAAGATCCGCAAACGCCGGGTATTCGTGTACATCATGCATGAGGACAGGCCCATCGGCATTCCGTCCATTCCTTATATGCAGACCTGCATCCAGGGCTACGACGATTTTGGCTTTGACCGGCTTGTGCTGATAGACGCTTATCTCAAATGTGGGGAGGAACATCATGAGGGAAAATAAAATCATCCGAATATCGGTCTGTCCCAGGTGCGGGCAAGCTTACCGGGAGCATCCGGCTCTTTCAAGGCTCGACAACGAAACACTCATCTGCCCGGATTGTGGCACACGGGAGGCGCTCGATTCCATCGGCGTAAAACCGGATGAGCAGGAGCAGATCATCGCCTCCATTCACCGCTGCCGCCAGCCGGAATAACGCTGTAAAATACACAGTTTTTACTACGAATGATCGTGTACTATATGCCTCCGAAATGACTGGCTATATCCGCACTTCAGAGGTAATATACACTCACAACAAAACAAACGGAGGTACACGGTTATGTGGAAAGAAAGCAGCATCAAGGTAAACGGCGAGGTTTTTCACTACTGGATGAAGCAGTACGACAAAGGTTCCGAGTGGGGCATCGACGGCGGACGCATTTCCAAGCTCATGCTCAAGCGGGACGGCAAAATCGTCTGCAACTACGACAGAGGCTGGGACATCGAACCCGCCGATGAGAACACGCAGCTTGCGCTGGAGCTTCTGCTCCACAGCGAGAACTGGTAACCCAATAATTCCATAAAGGGACTGAGCCGAAAGGCTCTTTCTCTCGTATATTCCGAAGCAGCCACAGGGCTGTATTTTTTATGCCCAGGAGGTGGTCTCTACGAGAAAACTGAAAACATATAAGCCCACAAGGTTCATGGAGAAAACCTCCCACTACGATGTGGACGCAGCGGATTATGCCGTCATGTTCATCGAAAGTCTGTGCCACACCAAAGGCACCTGGGCGAGAAAGCCTTTCGAGCTCATCGACTGGCAGGAGCAAATTATCCGGGACATTTTCGGTGTCCTCAAGCCCAACGGCTATCGACAGTTCAATACAGCATACATTGAAATTCCAAAAAAGCAAGGCAAGTCCGAGCTTGCCGCTGCGGTGGCGCTTCTGCTTACCTGTGGTGACGGAGAAGAACGAGCCGAGGTCTACGGCTGCGCTGCCGACCGACAGCAGGCTTCCATCGTTTTCAATGTGGCGGCTGACATGGTGCGGATGTGTCCTGCACTATCTAAGCGGGTCAAGATACTGGATTCCCAGAAGCGGCTCATCTATCAGCCAACGGGCAGTATCTACCAGGTGCTCTCCGCAGATGTCGGCAACAAACACGGCTTCAACACCCACGGCGTGGTGTTCGATGAGCTGCACACCCAGCCGAACCGTAAGCTCTTTGACGTCATGACCAAAGGCTCCGGCGACGCCCGTATGCAGCCGCTGTACTTCCTCATCACCACGGCCGGCAACGATACGAAGTCCATCTGCTACGAGATCCACCAGAAGGCCAAGGACATCATCGAGGGGCGCAAAATCGACCACACCTTCTATCCCGTCATCTACGGTGCGGAGGAATCGGACGATTGGACGGACCCGAAGGTCTGGAAGAAGGCCAATCCCTCCCTCGGCATCACGGTGGGTATCGACAAGGTGAAGGACGCCTGCGAGTCTGCCAAGCAGAACCCCGGCGAGGAGAACTCCTTCCGGCAGCTGAGACTTAACCAGTGGGTGAAACAGGCGGTGCGCTGGATGCCCATGGACAAGTGGGACAAATGCGAGTTCGCTGTCTGCGAGGACGATCTGGAAGGCCGCGTCTGCTACGGCGGTCTGGATCTGTCCTCCACTACGGATATTACGGCGTTCGTTCTGGTGTTCCCGCCGGAGGACGAGAACGACAAATACATCATCCTGCCGTACTTCTGGATACCGGAGGACAACCTCGACCTTCGAGTCCGGCGTGACCATGTGCCATACGATGTGTGGGAACGGCAGGGCTTTTTGCAGACCACCGAGGGCAATGTCGTTCACTACGGCTACATCGAGAAGTTCATCGAAAGCCTGGGCGAGCGTTTCAATATTCGTGAAATCGCCTTTGACCGTTGGGGCGCTGTGCAGATGGTGCAGAACCTTGAGGGCATGGGCTTCACTGTCGTTCCTTTTGGACAGGGCTTCAAGGATATGTCCCCGCCCACCAAGGAGCTGATGAAACTGGTGCTGGAACAGAAAATTGCCCACGGTGGACACCCCGTCCTCCGCTGGATGATGGACAACATCTTCATCCGCACCGACCCTGCCGGAAACATCAAGCCGGACAAAGAGAAATCCACAGAGAAAATCGACGGTGCCGTGGCGACCATTATGGCACTCGACCGCGCTATTCGCTGCGGCAATGAGAATGTAGAGAGCGTATACGACACAAGGGGCCTGCTGTTTATCTGAAATTGTAAACTTCTTGCGAATCGCTTGCATATCGCAAGCAAAAGTGGTATACTATATTCGCAAGGAGGCGATGAGTTATGGCAAGAACTTCTAATGTATTCGCGCGTGTAGAGCCTGAAATCAAAGAACAGGCCGAACAGGTACTTGATCAACTGGGTATCCCCATGTCCAATGCGGTCAGTATGTTTCTGCGGCAGATCGTTCTGCAGCGCGGCATTCCGTTTGAAATGAAACTGCCGGAGCGCAAACCGGTGGCTTTTGGGTCTTTGACGAAGGAGCAGAAGGATGCAGAGCTTGAGAAAGGCATGGCAGATATCCGTGCTGGTCGCACCCATTCTGCACAAAGCGTCATGGATGAACTGAAAAGAGACTACGGCGTATGAACTGGGAAGTAGAGTTCACCGACCAGGCAAAACAAGACCTTCGAGATATTCTGGACTATATCACCTATGAGTTGCAGGAACCGAAGGTCGCTGTGAACCTGGTACGGCATATTACAAAAGAGATCCTCTCTTTGAACCAGATGCCCATGCGGTATCGGCTTTATGATGAGGAACCTTGGAAAAATCAAGGATTACGCTGTTTCCCGGTCAAAAACTATCTCATTTTCTATTACCCGGACGAAAGCAAAAGCACGGTCTATGCCGTGCGTGTGATTTATGGTGGACGGGATATCAGCCGTCAACTGAGCGAAACCGAAACGATCTGAATTCAGCACAACGAGAGCATCTGTCTACGGACAGGTGCTTTTCTTTTGCCCATTTTTAAGGAGAGTGATGTCAATGGGTATCTTTTCAGGGCTGTTCAAATCCAGGGACAAGCCTCAAGGCCGCACGGCAGGAAGTGGCTATGCCTTTTTCATGGGTGGTACTACCTCCGGCAAAGCGGTGACAGAACGCTCCGCCATGCAGATGACTGCCGTGTATTCCTGCGTCCGTATCTTGTCGGAAGCTGTCGCAGGACTTCCGCTGCACCTTTATAAATACACGGACAGCGGCGGCAAGGCAATGGCGCTCAACCATCCGCTCTACCGCTTGCTCCACGATGAGCCGAACCCGGAAATGAGCTCCTTCGTATTCCGGGAAACGCTCATGACGCACCTACTCCTCTGGGGCAACGCTTACGCTCAGATCATCCGAAACGGCAAGGGCGAAGTGGTGGCACTGTACCCGCTTATGCCCAACCGCATGGAGGTCAACCGGGATAAAAACGGTAAGCTCTACTACCTCTATTCTACCCAGTCCGACGATGCCCCCACCATGAAAGGCTCAACGGTCTATCTTGACCCATCCGAAGTGCTTCACATTCCCGGTTTGGGTTTTGACGGCTTGGTGGGCTACAGCCCCATCGCTATGGCAAAGAACGCCATTGGCATGGCGATTGCCTGTGAGGAATACGGTGCAAAGTTCTTCGCCAACGGTGCCGCTCCGGGCGGTGTGTTAGAACACCCCGGTACGATTAAGAACCCGCAGCGTGTGCGGGAGAGCTGGCAGTCCACCTTCGGCGGCAGCGGCAATGCGAACAAAATCGCTGTGCTGGAGGAAGGCATGAAATACACGCCCATCGGCATTTCGCCGGAGCAGGCACAGTTCCTCGAAACACGCAAATTCCAAATCAATGAGATCGCTCGAATTTTCCGAGTGCCGCCCCACATGGTGGGTGACCTGGAAAAGTCGAGCTTTTCTAATATTGAGCAGCAGTCCCTTGAGTTCGTGAAATACACCCTTGACCCTTGGGTCATCCGCTGGGAGCAGTCCATTCAGCGGTCACTCCTGTCCAAGGACGAAAAAGCCATGTATTTCGTGAAGTTCAATCTGGAAGGCTTGCTTCGCGGCGATTACCAGAGCCGCATGAACGGGTACGCTATCGGCCGCCAGAACGGCTGGATGTCCGCCAACGACATCCGTGAGCTGGAAAACCTCGACCGCATCCCGGCAGAGGACGGCGGCGACTTATACCTCATCAACGGCAATATGCTCCCGCTGCAAAACGCCGGAGCTTTTGCAAATATCAACACCGATAACGGAAAGGAGGAAAAATCCGATGAAGAAGTTCTGGAATTGGAAAAACAGGACAGTGACCAACGAGGAGACGCAGGAACAGATTCAAGAGAGAACCCTGTTCTTAAACGGCACGATCGCTGAGGAGAGCTGGTTTGACGATGAAATCACGCCGCAGCTTTTCAAGGATGAGCTGATGTCCGGCTCCGGGAATATCACCGTCTGGATCAACTCGCCCGGTGGTGACTGCGTGGCAGCCGCCCAAATCTACAATATGCTGATGGACTACCACGGCGACGTCACAGTCAAGATCGACGGTATTGCCGCCTCTGCCGCATCCGTCATTGCGATGGCAGGTACGAATGTGCTCATGTCGCCCACGGCGCTCATGATGATCCACAACCCCTTGACGGTCGCTATCGGTGACAGCGAGGAGATGCAGAAGGCAATCGATATGCTCTCCGAAGTCAAGGAAAGCATCATCAATGCCTACGAGATCAAGACAGGCCTGTCCCGTGCCAAGCTCAGCCACCTCATGGATGCCGAGACCTGGATGAATGCCAACAAGGCTGTGGAGCTGGGCTTTGCCGATGATTTGCTGTTCAAGGCAGATGGTGAAAGCGCCGCTGCGGAGGACAGCTTCGTGTTCAGCCGCAGAGCCGTCACCAACTCGCTCATGTCCAAGGTCAAGAGCCATCACACCCCGTCCGAACTTGCGAAACCCGCAGGCACACCCATCTCCGAGCTCGAAAAGAGACTCGCACTTATCAAACCTTAAGGAGGATACAAACAATGAGTAAGATCAACGAACTGCGCGCACAGCGTGCAAAGACCTGGGAGCAGACGAAGGCGTTCCTCGACTCCCACAGAAGTGACAAAGGCGTCCTCTCCGCCGAGGACACCGCCACCTATGAGAAGATGGAACAGGAGATCGTCGACCTCGGCCGTGAGATTGAGCGCCAGGAGCGTTTGGACGCTTTCGAGCGTGAGCTGAACACTCCGGTCAATACGCCCATCACCCAGAAGCCCGATACGGCAAAGGTGGACACCAAGACCGGTCGTGCCTCCGACACCTATAAGAAGGCGTTCTGGGCGCAGGCCCGTACCAAGGGCGGTATGATGACCGCAGAGATCCGCAACGCTCTGCAGGAAGGCGTGGATAGCGAGGGCGGCTACCTCGTCCCCGATGAATTCGAGCAGACGCTGGTGCAGTCCCTCGAAGCCGAGAATGTGGTCAGGAGCCTGGCTCATGTCATTACCACTGCCTCCGGCAGTCACAAGATCCCCATCGTCGCCACCAAGGGCACTGCCGCCTGGGTCGATGAGGAAGGCACCATTCCCGAAGGCGAGGATGCTTTCGGTCAGCAGCTCATCGGCGCACACAAGGTCGCTACCATGATCAAGGTGTCCGAGGAGCTTCTGAACGACTCTGCCTTTAACCTGGAAGACTACTTCCGCACCGAGTTTGCCCGTCGCATCGGCAACAAGGAGGAAGAGGCGTTCCTCACCGGCGACGGCAGCGGCAAGCCCACGGGTATTTTCAATGCCACGGGCGGCGGTCAGCTTGGCGTCACTGCAGCTTCTGCGACCGCTATAACTGCAGACGAGCTGATCGACCTGTTCTACTCTCTGAACAGCGCCTATCGCAAGAATGCCGTGTGGCTTCTGAACGACTCCACCATGAAGAACATCCGCAAGCTGAAGGACTCCAACGGACAGTATCTGTGGCAGCCCGCTCTGCATGAGGGCGGTTTTGATACGCTGCTCGGCAAGCGTATCTACACCTCTCCCTATGCGCCGGAGCTGTCGGCCGGTCAGAAGACCGTTGCTTTTGGCAACTTCAACTACTACTGGATCGGCGACCGCCTGGGTATTACCTTCAAGCGTCTGAACGAGCGCTTTGCGGAGACCGGTCAGATCGGTTTCATCGCATCCAAGCGCCTGGACGGCAAGCTCATTCTGCCCGAAGCTATCAAGGTGCTGCAGCAGAAGGGCACTGCCTCTTCCGGCACCTAATGAAAGGAGGCGGCGGTGATGGACGAGCTTCTCTCCAAAGTGAAAGCCAATCTCATTCTGGAACACACGGCGGATGATGCATTGCTGAAAAGCTACATCACCGCCGCTGTTTCTTACGCCGAAAGCTACCAGCACATCCCGGAGGGGTTCTATAAGGAGAACTCCATGCCAGCCACCACAGAGCAAGCCGTCATTATGCTGTCGTCCCACTTCTATGAAAGCCGGGACGGCAGCACGGGCGGCTTCTTTGCGGATAACACCGGAGCGGCACAGCAGGTGTGGAACACGGTCAATCTGCTGCTCCGCTTGGATAGACGGTGGCAGATATGAGTTTCGGAAAGATGAACGGCTTCGCCGACATCGTGGAAACCCACCAAGTCAAGGACAGCGAGGGCTTCACCCATTCCGAGAATGAAGTCCTCGCTTCCGTCCGTGTGTACCGGGAAGGCCGGCACGGCAGTCAGCGTTGGGCGAATCTCGCTGCATTCAGCGAAGCGACCGACCTGTTCCGCTTTCGGTGTATTCCTGGGCTGACGATCACTACCGACCAGTTTCTCATTTGCGATGACTGTCGCTACGACATTGTGTCAGTAGAGGATGTAAAGGGGCGTGGGATGTACATTGAGGTGCTGGCGAAAAAGGAGGTGCCGACCGTTGGCTAAGTGCGATATGAAAATGCCGGAGGATTTCCTTCTGAAAATCTCCAAGCTCGGCAGCAACTTTGACAGCGTGGCAGATACCGTCCTGCAGGCCGGTGGCGAGGTGGTGCTGAAAAAGGTCAAGAGCAATCTCTCCTCCGTTATCGGCAGAGGGACAAAGTTCAAATCCCGCGCCACGGGCGAACTGGAAGGTGCGCTCGGCCTTTCTCCCTCCAAGCTGAACCGGGACGGCAACCACGACATCAAGGTTGGTTTCGCCGAACCTCGCTCGGACGGCGGCAGCAATGCCAAACTTGCCAACATTCTCGAATACGGCAAGCACGGTCAGCCTGCAAAGCCATTTCTGAAACCTGCGAAAACGGCATCCCGGCAGGAATGCATCGATGCCATGACCAAGGCGCTGGACGAGGAGGTGGAAAAGCTGTGAGTCTGCTATCCGATTTACAAACCATCGCCGAGCATTGCGGTGTTCCAGTGGAAACGGGTGTGTTCTCCGGCAAAGCACCGGACACATATCTGATCATCACGCCGCTGTCGGACAACTTCGAGCTTCACGCCGACAACGCTCCCGGCTGTGAGGCACAGGAGGCACGGCTGTCCCTCTTCACAAAGGGCAGCTACACCAAACTGAAAAATGCACTCGTCCGTGCCTTGCTGGGTGCAGATTTTTATATTACCGACCGCCGGTACATCGGCTTTGAAACCGAGACTGGCTACCATCACTACGCCATTGACGTGGCGCAAATCTACGAACTGGAGGAATAAGTTATGGCGACTATCGGTCTTGACAGACTGTATTACGCAAAAATCACCGAGAACGACGCCGGTGAGGAAACCTACGGTACGCCGTCCCAGCTTGCCAAAGCCATCTCCGCTGACCTTTCGGTGGAACTGGCGGAAGCGACGCTCTATGCCGACGACGGTGCTTCGGAGATTGTGAAGGAATTCAAGTCCGGTACACTCTCCCTCGGCATTGACGATATCGGCTCTGCGGCGGCATCCGACCTCACGGGTGCGACTATTGACAAGAACAAGGTGCTGATTTCCGCATCCGAGGACGGCGGCGACCCTGTGGCTGTCGGCTTCCGTGCCAAGAAGTCCAACGGCAAGTACAAATATTACTGGCTATACCGAGTGAAATTCGGTATTCCGGCAACCAACCTTGCCACCAAGGGCGACAGCATCACCTTCTCTACGCCGACCATTGAGGGTACCATTCTTCGCCGCAACAAAGCGGACGCAGGCGGCAAGCACCCGTGGAAGGCGGAAGCACTGGAGGGTGATGTGACCGCTGCGACTATCACGAACTGGTATAAGGAAGTCTATGAGCCGACCTATACCACGACACCCGAAAAACAGGGTTAACGGAGGTAACACACAATGGATAACGAGAGAACTGCAGTCATCACCATCGGTGACGAGGAATACACGCTGCTCCTCACGACCAAGGCAACCAAGGAGATCGCCGGTCGCTACGGCGGTCTGGAAAACCTCGGTGAGAAGCTGATGAAATCCGAGAACTTTGAAATGGCTATCGGAGAGATCGTGTGGCTTATCACGCTTCTGGCAAATCAGAGCATCCTCATTCACAACCTCAAGGACAAGGAGCACCCCAAGGAGCCTCTCACCGAGGGTGTGGTGGAGCTTCTGACCACGCCACTCGACCTTGCAGGATACAAAACCGCCATTACGGAAGCTCTCTATAAGGGCACCAAGCGGAATGTGGAAAGTGAGAAAGACGTAAAAAACGCGCAAGTCGGGTAACGGTCTCTGATGCGGAGCTGTTTACCCGGCTTCTTTATTACGGTCTTGCCCACCTTCATCTCAGCCAGGATGAAGTGTGGCTGATGCCGTTTGGACTGCTTTTGGACTTATGGGAGTGTCACAAGCAGTATAACGGGCAGGCTATTCCTGCTCACGAACACTACATTGACGATATTATCCCGGACGGCATTTAAGGAGGTGACGGCGAATGGCAGACAGTTTCGGACTGAAGATCGCTCTTGAGGGTGAAAAAGAGTTCAAAAAAGCACTGGCGGATATCAACCAGTCCTTCAAGGTGCTCGGCTCCGAGATGAAGCTCGCCACCTCTCAGTTTGATAAAAACGATAAATCCGTGGAGGCTCTCGCCGCACGGAATAAGGTGCTGCGAAAAGAGATCGACGAGCAGACCACAAAAATCGACACCCTTCGCAAGGCTCTGCAGAATGCCGCCACCTCCTTTGGAGAGAACGACCGCCGCACCCAGAACTGGCAGATTCAACTCAACAATGCCGAAGCCGCCCTCAACGACATGAACCGGGAGCTTGATGAAAACGAGAAAGCCATCAAGGAGGGCGGCAAGGCTGCGGAGGAATCCGGCAGCAAGTTTGAAGGCTTCGGCAAGGTTCTCAAAACCGTAGGTGTGGCGCTCGGTGCAGTGGCCGTCGCCGCAGGTGCCGCCGCCGTAAAGCTCGGCAAAGAAGTCATCGCCGCCTATGCTGACTATGAACAGCTGGTCGGCGGTGTTGACACCCTGTTCAAAGACTCATCGCAGGAGATCCAGCGGTACGCCGCCAATGCATACAAAACGGCAGGACTTTCTGCCAACGAGTACATGGAGACGGTCACGGGCTTTTCCGCAAGCCTCATCCAGTCCCTCGGCGGCGATACCGAGAAAGCCGCAAAGTATGCGGATATGGCAATCACGGATATGTCCGATAACGCCAACAAGATGGGCACGGATATGTCCTCCATTCAGAATGCCTACCAGGGTTTCGCCAAGCAGAACTACACGATGCTCGACAACCTCAAGCTGGGCTACGGCGGCACAAAGCAGGAAATGGAGCGCCTGCTTGCCGATGCGGAGAAGATATCCGGTGTCAAGTACGACATTTCCTCCTATGCGGATGTGGTGGAAGCCATCCATGTCATGCAGGAGAGCATGGACATTGCCGGTACGACCGCAAAAGAAGCGGAAGCCACTATTTCCGGCTCTGTCAATGCACTGAAATCTGCCGTGTCGAACCTCATCGTGGGCTTCGGCGATGCGGACGCTGACATGGAGCTGCTTTGCAACAACATGGTGGATGCCTTCAAGACCGTGGTGGCGAACATCACCCCGGTTATTGAGAACATCGTGGCGGCTCTGCCCACGGCGCTGGATGCCCTGCTGACGGCTGTGGGTGAACTGCTGCCCACACTGCTGGAAGCAGTCACCGAACTGTTCTCGCAGGTGCTGGAAACGCTGCTTTCTTTGCTTCCGCAGCTTATCCCGGCGGCGGTGTCCGCACTCATGACCATCGTGAACACGCTGATTGAGAATCTGCCGCTGCTCATCGTGGCGGCGGTTCAGCTGGTGTCCACGCTGGTGACCGGCATTGCGGATGCGCTGCCCACGCTCATTCCGGCAGCGGTGCAGGCTATCGTCACCATCGTACAAGGACTGGTGGACAGCCTGCCGATACTCCTTGACGCAGCCTTACAACTTATTACGGGACTGGCGCAAGGACTTCTGGACGCAATCCCCGTGTTGATCGCCGCTCTGCCGGAAATCATCAACGGCATCATTACCTTTCTGCTGGACTCCATCCCGCAGATTATCGAAACAGGCATTCAGCTTCTGACCTCGCTGGTGACTGCATTGCCGGAGATTATCACGGCAATCGTGGAAGCTATCCCGAAAATCATTGACGGCATTATCACCGCCGTGCTGAACGCCATACCTCAGATCATCCAAGCGGGTATCGACCTGCTGATTTCTCTCATTCAAGCCCTGCCGCAGATCATCACGACCATCGTGCAGGCGATTCCGCAAATCATCTCCGGCATCGTCAATGCACTGGTCGGGAACATCGACAAGATCATCATGGCAGGTGTGCAGTTGTTCGTTGCGCTGATTGAAAACCTGCCCACCATCATCGTGGAGATCGTCAAGGCCGTGCCGCAGATCATTGCGGGTATCGTGAAAGCCTTCGGTTCTCTGATGTATAAGATCGTAGAAATCGGCGGCAACATCGTCAAGGGACTGTGGAGCGGTATTACCCAGCTTGCCTCGTGGCTGTGGGATAAGGTGTCCGGGTGGATCTCATCCATCTGGGACGGCATCTGCGATTTCTTCGGTATCCACTCGCCCTCGAAGGAGATGGCATGGGTCGGTGAAATGCTGGTCAAGGGTCTTGCAGGCTCCATTGACGACAACGGCGATGAAGCGGTCAAAGCCGCCGAAGGTATGGCCGAGGACATCAACGGCGTCATGGGTGACCTTGCCCACGATATGCAGACGGCTCTACCCACCGACTTTGACGTGAACGGCTCGATCCGCTCTGCCGTGGACGGTGTGGTCGGAAAGGCGGCATCCGCTTTCACCATTGCCCTGAACATCACAAATTTCAACAATTACAGCAGTGAGGACATCCGTCAGCTCACCAATGAAGTCATGGAAACGGCGAACCAGTTCGCCCAGCGGAAAGGAGTGGTATTCGCATGAGCTATTTCACCTACAACGGCCGCAGTTCCGCTGATTTCGGCCTGCACATCGAGAAAAAGGATGTGTTCTCTGCACCGGAATACGATGCGGAGTTCATTTCCATTCCCGGCAGGAGCGGTGACATCATCAATCCGAACCGCCGCTTTGCCAACATCAAGGTGACCTACACAGTGTTCCTCGCTCGGAAGAATATAGCCGCACTTGCCGCTGTCCTGCGGAACATTAAGGGCTGGCTTTATTCCGAGCCGGACAGATACCACGAAATCACCGACTCTTACGATGCGGAGTATTTCCGCTACGGGGTCATCTCCGGCAATCTGGACATTGAGGAGCAGCTAAACAAGGTCGGCAGCTTTACCGTGACCTTCAACTGCAAGCCCTACAAATACAGTTTTGCGGGACAGGAAACGGTGTCGGCTGACGCTTCCGAACTGACGATTACCAATCCGACGGCGTTTGAGAGCCGACCGTACATCAAGCTATACGGCAGCGGTGCGGTGGTAATAATGATACAGCCCCAAGGTCGGGGCATGATGATTTCCGACTTGGACGAGTACATCGAGATAGACAGTGAGCTGATGAACTGCTTCAAAGGCACTGCCCTCAAAAATGACACCGTCAAAGGTGCGGAGTTCCCGGTTCTCAAACCAGGTGTTTGCACCATCAACTGCACCGGCAATGTGACGAAGATCGAGGTCATTCCGAGGTGGTGCTGTCTGTAAGGTCGCTCCCGATTGTAAGCGGTAGAAAAACTCAAAAAGACATGGGGTCTAATGCTTTTAAAAAGAACGAAAAAACGGAATTTACCTCTATTCAAACATACAAGCTCTTGACAATAAAGCTCCTATATAGTATGATTTTATAAACTACTATATAGGAGCATTTGCATGAAAACAAATGGCGGATTTCTTGTCACCAAAATAAAACAACTTGGAGACCGGATTTTTGAGAAGATTCTCAGCGAAAAGAATATTGATGCGTTCAATGGAGCCCAGGGGCGCATTCTTTATGTGCTGTGGCAGGAGGATGGTATCTCAATCAGATCACTCTCGACTAAATGCGGATTAGCGATAACATCTCTTACGACGATGCTGGAAAGAATGGAAAATCAAGGGCTGATAAGCCGTGTTCAGTCTGAAACGGACAAAAGGAAAACACTC